CATGCACGAACATCCAGAATACCGTAATGGTTACCGAGATTACTTTAGACTAGCTAATGAAAACCGTATATGCTATCATATAAGTACTGGGCGTGTGAGTGTTTGGATGGTTTACCATGCCGAGTCCGGGCAAGATTTCTTATCGAGACTTAATGATGATCAAGTTGCTAGTATTATTAACTTTATTGATCCAACATTTTGGAATTCTAAGTTTCGTGACTGCCCTGATGATGTTGAATTTGTGCGTGGGGTTCTTAAAACAGCTGGATTATGAAATTTCAAAGCGATATTGACATAGATTTTGCTGACCGCAGCCAAGTTCTTGCTCATATACGTCATCGTGCTGCCAGCATAGATCATACGACGCCACACAATACAGGTATCTATGTCACCGAGATACCTTATGATCCTGTGACTAATCGTGCCACAATAGACTACCGAACAGCAGAAGAACGTGGCTACATTAAACTAGATTTACTCAATGTAAACATTTATAACCAAGTCAAGTCTGAACATGATCTTAAGCAGCTTATGTCTGAGCTTCCACCCTGGCAACGATTGTTAGATAAATCATTCTGTGAGCAGTTAATTCACATTGGTAATCATTATAACACATTGTTACGTATGCCTGAGACAGTCAACACTATCTTAAGGTTGGCTATGTTTTTGGCTATTATACGCCCGGGTAAAAGACATTTAATCGGGCGGACTTGGGCCGAAGTCGCAGCGACTATATGGGAACGAACCGATGATCAATATAGTTTCAAACGCAGTCATGCAGTGGCCTACGCACACCTAGTAGCGGTGCATATGAATCTATTAAATCTTTCTAACTAATGTAATACTGCGCCTCTTACTGCGCTTTTGTGCGTTTTCTTTAAGGCTTAACGCTGGGCCGTATTTTAATTCAACGTCTTTACTGTTGAATGTTTTTAATGTGGGCTTGAATGGAGCCCAATCCTGTTTTAAGAAAATGTTAATGGGAACCATCCTATTACTTTCCCACCACCATACTTCCCCCAAATCCAAATATAACACTTTTTGCGGCTCAGTCCTGAGCACAGCAAAATCGTAGATACTGGTGATCACATCGTCGATGTTTTGTATGATTCCAACATATTCATTGCCCCCATAGGTAAGATAGCTGAGAAACGGGTACTGATCTAATAGTTTTTGATAATCCATCACTGAATATTTAGCAATTCGAAATTCGGATAGTTTTGTAATTGAAATGTTCGCT